ACCCCGCTCTGACCCGCCACAGCATTGGTTGGGTTAGCGAGTGTCCGGTTGCCGCCCAGCGTCACGCTGTAATTGTTCGACGCCGAAAAATCTGGCGTGATTGTTGCCCCATCCGTCAGCGCAGTGATCGTCCCCCGCTGTGCTGCCGTAAAAGTCTGCGCCGTGCCAAGTGCTGCGCGGCTTGCCCAGCTAAGCGTTCCAGCAGCATCAGTTGTCAGGCTTTGACCGCTGGTGCCATCAGTTGCAGGCAGTGTCCAAGTGACATTGCTGGTAACCGTTGCCGGTGCCTGCAGAGCAACCCAGTTGCTGCTATCGGAATCAGCAAAACGCACATCGCTCTGTGCATTCAGCGTGATGTTGCCCGTAAAGGTCGCGCCGCTGGTGCTGACCAGTCCGAGGTTCGCGGCAGTTACGTCGCCAATCGTGATCCATGCCGAGTTAGCACCGTTGCGCAGCTTCAGCAATGCTGGGCTGACCCCGGTATCAATCCACCACTGGTAGGCGTAGGTGGTGGTTGGTGCAGTAGCACCGCTGTTCTGGCTGACGGCTGCCGCCAGAATCGTGTTCAACTCAGCCCGGAAGTTTGCGCCGGACTGGTTGGCTAAGACGTAGTCAGTGGCTTGGCTCATGCGATCTGCCTGCCGTGACCCACGGCTTGATAGTCGAAAGTCTTACTTACGATGTTAGCCCCACTGTCGCGGAAGGTCACGGTAAAGCCTGTGCGGCTGATACTTGTGACCGTGAAGTAATCACCGGCATCCATATCCTGCGCCGTGATACCAACACTCGGGGTGGCATAGAACGCCGTCGGGAAGGTGACGCTATAAGCAGCTGCGCCGCTTGTCTTGTTGCGTTCGCTTTCAATGCGGCGCTGGAACTGAGTAATCACGCCCAGCTCTTCCACCACCACGTTTTGTGCGGCATTGGAGCTAGTGGAAATCATCTTGAACTGGAAGCCGCGACCGCGTGTGGTGTTATTGACGAACGGTTGGAACGTGCTCCAGGCTGGTGTCCCAGCCGGGTCGTCGTTGGTGTGGCGCACATAGAGCTGACAGTTAGCAGCGCCTAAGTCATCGCCGTCAATGTCGTCCCACAGGTCAATGTTGTCTAGGCGGTCGTCCCAAGCATTGCCCGGTTCAAATGCACGAGTCTTGAGGATATTGCGCAGGTCAATGTCATAGACACCGCCGAGATCCAAGGTCTCGTAGAACTCATAGCTGCCTTCCGGTACTGCGCCGCCGATGTAGTCGATAAGACCCAGAGCGTCCCAATCGCCGTCGGTTGCCATGTCATCGACCAACGTGTCTGATGCCAAGATCAGACCGTTTTCGCTGGTGCTATACGCCATGTTGGTGGCGGTGCCGTTAAATGGCGGGGTGTTATCTTCCTCCCGGTATTCAACGATCAGTAATGCATCCTGCGGAGCAGGCAGGTCAACAATGACCGTTGCAATCCCTTCTGATTCATTGCCAGTCGAGTCGATGGCACGAATCATGTAGGTGCCTTCTAGCAAAGGCACGATCTTGCGGGTGCTGCCGCCATTAACAGCGGGCACAATGTCGTTACCGTCGCCCCAGCCAGCGCTGCCGTCAGTCAGGGGGCTATGGCGGATCCGGATTTCGCCGCCGATGCGCACGTCAATATCGACAGTCTGCGGCCAATACAGTTCGGCGTTTTTGTCGTCGATTGGCGCAATGAACAGATCAGGAATTGTTTGCGGCGGTGCCGTTTTGCCGATTGCGTCAAACGTTCCAGTTGCAGCGTTAGTGCCAACGCGGGCAGAATTTTGGGTGATGACCTCAAATTCATAGCGCCCAACGTTGGTGTCGAGGATTTCGTATTCAGCCGCCTTCGGATAAACAGTGGTCCAGTTGCCATACTCAAGCCGATAGCGGAATTGGTATTGGTACGCTTGCGGCACGTTTTGCCAACTGACCACAATCCGCTGTGCGACCTGTCCGTTGTTTTCGTACAGAAATTCCTGGGCTCTGATACCGCTGGTTGCCGGCGGCGGCTCATTCAGGTTGGTAATATCCCGGACAGGGATTTCAACGTGACGCTCTACATAATCGTATTTCTGTTGTGAGTAATAAATGCCAGTGATTGCATAGGTCAAACCACCCTGTTCGCTGACTGTTAAAACGCGCCAAAGCGTTGGGCGTACGTCATCGGAGCTGATGACAAAAACTGCACCCGGCTGAGGTGTTGATGGCAGTTCTGTCTCCAAGAAAATGATGTTGCCCGAGCTGCTACCAATGCGGCTGCTGCCGAAGGTGCCATCAGGCAAAAGCACCCGAATAACTGGATTCAGGTTGCTGGCTGGAATGACCGTTGCGGTGGCATCATCAATGGCGATCTGCGTTGTGGTTGCAGTTTTGACTCGACCCCCACGGCGTTCGCCACTGATTACAGGGTCATAAACCTGAATGACATCACCAGGGCGGACCATGATGCCTGCATCTGCCGACACCTCAAAGGCAATGGTGTTGCCCTCGTTTTGGTCGGTGTAAAGCATCCACTCACCAAGACGGCGGGCTTGGCCGCGTGAGGTGCAAGCGAATGCCGAGATGTCAGCTTTGACTACGCCGTACTTGGCAATAGCGGCGGCATCTTCGACCAGCTCATATTGAATATTACGCGCGTCCAGATCCATATAGGCAACCTGAGCGACGGTGTGTCTTGTTTTCAGGCTGCTGCCGCTATAGGTGAAATTGCCATCAACAACATTTGCTGGGCTAAAGCAATAGCTGAAAGCAGTGGGACGATCTTGCGCAATCGCAAGTGATCCGGTGCTCCAGAACGGCATTGCCCGGAACACCGAGCACATGTCGTTAATCAGCTTGTACGCCTCTTCTTGTGTTTGGATATTGACCGAGCAGGAGAAGCGTGGCTCATAAATATTGGTGCCATCGTTCAGACCATGCCGCCCGGTTTGCGGGTCGTAGTCATCAGTCGTTCCACTACGTCCGTCAATCAGATAGGTGTTACGGGCTGAGCAGTATTGGCTGGCTTCAAAAAATGCCCACTTGTCGAGATTGGCGGCATTGATGTGGTCGCCTAAGCCGTAGCGGTTATTGGTCAGCAAGTCCCACAGCACCCACGCCGGATCGGATGTCCACTGTTTGCCGCCAAAGGTGTAGCCGCCGCTTGTGTTTTCAGTAAAAGTACCGTCCCAAGGTTCATCCCTGAAAATCAGTGCGCCACGGCCATAAGGTCCGATTGCAGGACGGGCGTTGCTTGGAATGTTGACCTTGATGCCACGGATTCGGTAAGCGCGGCGGGGAATGCTGGAAAACTGCTGCGAGTCCAGCACCATCGCGCACAAAGCGCTGTTGGGATAACGAAGTTTTGACCAGCGGACCTCGTTATAGCTTGCCCAATACAGCGCGTCAGTTCTTTGTTCCCCAGGGACAGCCCCAGGTTCTTCGGTTTCACGGATGATGCGAACACCGATGGTTGTTGTGCTTGAAGTCTTTGCCTTGAATTGAACCTCAAAAGTTCGCTGATACAGATCGCCAGTGCGACCTAAAAATTGCATTCTTGTATCGCCACTAGGAATACCGCCAAAAGCTGTGCCTGGCTGCCAAGCGCCGCCGTTGTAATCGTCGTAAGAAACTTCAACTCGGATATTGACCTGCGAGCCAACCAACCAACCGTCGTTGTTGATGATTTGCAGCTGCGGTAGCGATATGGTGACTCGCATAGAGTCAACCGACATATCAGTTACAAATCGCGCAACTGGAGTATTGAACAGCAGTTCATTGCCGACGCCAAATGCTGTTTCGCTGGCTTTAAATCCTTTTATCCAATCTTGGCTTTGAGTACCAAAACGGAGCGAAGTTGCCTGCGTTTGTATTGTGCTTCCATAAACGCCGTAATAGTTGTAATCGTCAACCTGCAAATTATTGACATCTGCGCCCTCCCTTAGGATTGGCACGTCATCGAGGTAGATATCTTTTAACGCGGCTAATTCGTACAGGGCTGGTTGCGTATCTTTATCAAAAAGTCTTGCTGACGGAAAACCCTCAATCTCCCCCTCACTGAGCAAGTCGAGGATTCGGGCATACTGAACAGAGTTTAGATTGTCGCGGGAGATAATTGGCATGACTAGAAATCCGCAGCCTCAGGGTCGTCAGTCAGAATCGAAGCGGAGACAACCACGCTTCCCACAATCGTCTCGCCATAAACAATAGGCACCGGCACGCCTTGGCGACTGGTCTGCTGGATGCCGCTAAAGCTGTAGGACTTGCGTGGATCTTCGCCGTTAAATGTATCGCCAGTTGAGCCAACACCAAACTGGGGTGTAGGAGTTAAGAGCTGAGAAACACCGCCAAGCACCAAGGATGAGCCAATGGCTACGACTGCGGTGCCGATTGTGCCAATACCTAAAAATCCGCCAAGTGTTACGCCCGCAGAAGCGATACCTCCGGTAATAATTGCAGCGGCGATCAAGCCGATACCCACCAAAATCTTGGAGACACCGCTACCAGCGCCAGCCATCACCGGAACAATTTTGATTTCCTCTTGTGCTCCGATTGGGTAATGCAACTGTTCGGGTTCATCTCCTATGTCTAAAGCACGATCAGAAACCAGCACCTTGTAGTGCTGGTCGGGCATGTGGCCACGCAATGCCGGGTAATTTGCCAGTAAAAAGCGGACAGCCTCGGCAGGATTGGCAACGTCAGCGTGGAAAACGCGACGCTTCAGGAATTTTGCCAGCGAGCCATAGATCTTGATCTTGCGCAGCATCGTCAAACTCGGCTGATGTGACGCAGGACTCGCCCTGTGATCTCTTGATAATAGCCGCCGTAAAGGTCGCGGCTACTGAGGCGACCTCTCACATGCTGCAGGATCATCCCATCACCCAAATACACCGCACAGTGGCTTAACCCCGGCGTGCCCAGTGCCATCAGCAACGCATCGCCAACCTTGAAACCATCAGCGCGGTCAACTTCCTTAAACCCCGTTTCCTCGTAACACTGTTCAAACAGTGGATCAGCGTTGAATTCGTCTGGCGTGGCAGGGCGGTCCCAATCCCGCAGCTCTAATGCCCACTCCCGCTGATACCAGTCACGGACCAAGGTCCAACAGTCGCTGACGTTCCAAACCCATGGTCTGCCAACCATCGGCGGCTCATACCCACAAGGTTGGTACGTCGCCCAAGCCTCTTCATGCGGCTGAACGATGTGCCAGATCAAGCCAGACTTTTCAGCTGAGATTTTGTCGGCTTCACTCGGCTGCGGTGAGCAGTTGGGATGGCTGTGCACCACGGCAAGAATTTCACCGGCATCTTCCGCCTTGGCGTAATCCTCTGGATCCAGCAAAAACTGATCGGCATCGGTCTGCAGGTTTTTGC